GTCGTGATCCGGGTGATCCTCATAACTGAACATATCCCTTGGATCAAGGCCAAGCGCACGCAATCCGCGTTCTAAAATGACAGGCTCAACGGCTGATCCTATGTCGATCTGCAATGAGTCCAGCTCTTTGCGTTCAGACCGGGCATTGTCCAGCGCATCGTATGGTGTTTGATAGGGATTATAGCCAAGCCATGTGGCCACAACTGACCCTGATAAATGATTATCTGGTGAATGTTTCATGTTTTTCCTCGTTGTTGGTGTTTTGTGTACCTTGTGTAGCAACCATAAATTGATATTATGGGCTTGTTTCTATCTATACATTCGCATGATCGAATAGGAAACTCCTCGTTGCTACCGCCTCTATCCGATGGGGGCGGTTTTTTTATCCCCCACCTGATAACCTAACAATAATATATCTGAATGCAATGTGCAATCACTTTATGAGTGTAATGCTTCGCTATGCTTCGTTTTGTGTCGAATCTGGGCCATTTAATAGTTATATGTTAGATAATCTAATACTTAACTGTTAGATGTTAGATGTTGACTGCAATGCTTCGCTATGCTTCGCCAAGCGCAAATGCTTCGCTATGCTTCGCTTTAGGGTGGGAAAAAAATAGAAAAAATTGACGCAGTGAAAGCCGTTTTGAGGCGCGAAAATATGAACATATAGAAAAGTATAGGCGAGCATTAAAAGCCGCTTAAAACGCAATACAAGCGCACAGACACAAAAAAGGCCCGGCGAGTGTCCGGGCCAATATCGAGTACAATTTCGCGTGTTATAGCCAATCGTTATCGAGATATAAGCCGCGTGTGAGACAGTAACTATCGAGCCACGACATCACAAGATAACTACCACCGAGCGCGTAAACATCGGCGGCAAGCTGGGATATATCATTATATTTATGATTATCCGCGTGTTTTTGCAGAATCTTAACAATCACTTCTTGCTTTAGCTGTTTCATTATGCGGCCTCCTCTTTTCGGTTTTGTAGTGATTCTAAAAATTCAACGGCTTTTGTTGCATGGCTAAATGCCGTAAGCATTGCTGATTCATTGTCATTAATAGCTTGAATCCAATTATTAATATATTTTGCATGGTCGGCGCGTGGCTCGGCATCAATGCCAATCATGGCGCACAATAGAGCGCTTGATAATTCTGCGACCAACTCTTCTTGAGCATATCCAGAATCACCAAAACGTTTTTGATTGAATGAACGATTCAAACGAGTTTTGTGGCGTGTCCAGTGTGTGAGTTCATGCAGTAATGTGCCGTAATAGTCGCTAGTTGTAAAAAATTGCTCAAGCGGCGGCATTGTAATGCTATCTGTCATAGGCGAATAAAACGCGCTATTTCCTAGGTGCTGAATAATCGCGCCTGTATTAGAAACAAAAACTTCCGCATCCGCATGCACGTCAGCACTAGACTGAATGGGGTTTAGTTCAAGTTCTGGCATCTCATAGTCCGTTTGCTCACTGTTAAATATTGCATATGGTTTTAGACAAAAAGCCGTTTTTTGCTCATTTTCAGGGAGATTCTTTTGATCTTTCGGCAAGAACTTGCTGGCATATATAATATGCGTGGCCTTTTCGCCTTTTTTCACTTGCGCTCCCTTTTCTTGCCATTGTTTATATGTTCCCCAGATGGGCGATTCATACGGCGCGCAGTAGGTAATAAAAGAATTAAAACCACTATAAGGCTTGTTGCTGACAATGTTGCGCGGCGCATTATGGACATATTTATCAGCCCATCCTTTTGCCCATTCCTGCCCATTTTCTTGCATTAATTGGATTATTCTCGCGTTTACATTTTCGAAAAGTTCAGTTTTTTTCATTTTCTTTTATCCTCGTTATTTATGAATATAAAAGCGCATCGACTGCGAATAAAACAGCGATGCACGCAAAAGTAAAAAGAAACCATACAACGCCCGAAAGAATCGCCATTGCTAGCGACTCTTCCCTTTGTTGTGGTTTTTGTGGTTTATAGTCTATTCGCATTACGCGGCCTTTAATGTTTTAAAATGTTTCTTAATTGGATCCTTAAATTCTGAGGTCACTGCCCAAAAAGTAAGACTCCCTATTATTTCGCTTAAAAAAGTATCATCATTGAATGTCTCGCCACTGATGTGATCAGCGTATCTCACATAACATATAGATGAAGTTGTGCCGCTAAATTCGGTTTTGATTTCTGCGGAATGATCCCAAAAAACAGCAGATATATTCTGCACTGATCTTCTATCATCAGCTTGTTTCACTGCGTTTATGATTATTTCCTTAATGTTTTTAGATGGTTGCATGATTTTTCCTCGTTTTTTGTTGTTGATAACGTTTTGATAATCTAGATATTAATCTAAAGTGATAGCACAATGCAAGAAAAAACAGCGAGGAATTATCAATTATGGCTAAATTTAAGCCCGAAAAGCCTAAAGACGCCCGGAATTACTGCGTTCTACCCATAGAAGCGACCATAGATAAGCGATTAGCCAAGAATCAGACAGCATTTAGAGTACTGGCGAGAATATGCACATATACAGATAACGTTGGCGTTACTTTTGTATCACAGGACAGACTAGCGGCTGATCTCAACGTGACACGCCAAGCAATTAACAAGCAGATGCGAATCCTCCGGGATTGCGGATATATAGTATATGCACGCAAGCGATACGCTGGACAAAAAACAAATAGTATCAAAGTTATTTATGATGGGGTGAAAAGTGAGGCGGCAGCATACAGCAATCTAACGCCAATACAGCAGATGGAACAAGCAGAAAGGGAAGCACTAGAGCGATTATCTAAGAAACACGTGCAACCCACAGGTTTACATAACAATACGACACATGAAACCCACAGGTTAACAGACATGAAACCCACAGGTTTCACGTGTGTAAACCCACAGGTTTCACTAAACGTATCATCTAACGATACCAATAACGTATATAAAGAAAATGTGAAACAAATGATGAATGAATTTTGCAAACATGCAGATCAGATGGGAACACCTCGAATCATGAATGAGCGTGATACTGCATTAATGACGTCATGGATAGATAACGGGCTGACACTTATTACATGGCGTTCAATACTCGGCAAGCATGTTACTCACTGCAAGCAAAACAACAGGGAGATCGCCAGATCACTTGGCTATTTTGTTGAGCCAGTGAAACGTGAATTGAACAAGCTGGGATCGCCACAACTGAAAGCGATGGTCAATCAACTTGTAAGGGATAAGAAAATGTAACGGCTTGGCCTTCTTATTTAAGATGTCAGGGCCGATCTTGTGCTGACCTATGGCAAGGTATGGGTTGAAGTGATCGTTCTATGATGAGAATCTGACGGCCTCTGTAGAAATGACCCTATTGCCCCCCACTGGTGGGGTGCTCTACTACTCCCCCCCACAAAACTATTTTCGGGTTTTTCGTGAAAAAAAGTGATTGCACTTATAATCCGCTATCAGTTACAATTAAGGCTCAATAAATATAGGAGTGTTCCACATGAAACGATACAACGTCAGCCAAGCCAAAGAAGTCCCTAATCGAGACAAGCCAGTATGGATTCGAGTGGGTGTGGCTTTTGACAAAGAAGATGGTAAGCCGCCAAGAATTAAACTAGAGGCGTTACCTATCCCAGATCAGAATGGTGATATTTGGTTATCGCTGTTTGAAGATGATCGTCAACAACAAGCCCCGGCAACTTCAGCACAACCAGCACCGGGCTTTGATGATACGGATATTCCGTTTTAATGGCTGAGAAGAAAGTCAAAATAGACAAGCGCCCACCACTGGGTAGATATGGTGGTGTGCGCCCTGTCCAAAGAAAGCTGAAAACATCTGAGACGCTGTATAAGAACAAAGAGTATATTGCGGCTGAGTTGCTCACGCTGGGTACTAGTTCGATTATGGATATTATGGATTTGGATGGCACGATCAAGCCGTTAGATCAGATACCAGAACATGCGTTGCGTGCGATTAAAAAGATTCAGGTGACAAAGGATGGGGTGAATATCGAGATGCACGACAAGGTTGCGACTTTGCGTGTGCTGGCGAAGGCTGTTGGTATGTTGGATGGGCCTGAGCAAAATGAAGATAAGCCGTCTATTGTTGGAATTAACATGAGAGGGCCTACTGCCGAGTATATGGAGGTGCATGATGCCGAGGAAGAAGAAAGAAAAGTATCACGATCTGGGACAACACATGGGGATGCTGATGATGTCGGCCCGGATGAGTCCGAGGGAGTTAGCGGATCGGACGGGGACAACAGAGACGCACATAACAGAGATGTTGTCGGGGAAACGGAAGCCAGAAGCGTGGATAACGACTATGCTGGCGAAACAGGCGAAAGCGCTAAAGAAGGTGAGTGATGGCTAGATCAAAGCAAACTGATAACAATTTGGTGGCGCTGTTTATACGAGTGCCTGACGAGGTCAATGCAGACCTAGAATTGCTGGCAGAAAAAGAGGAAATATCAAAATCAAGATTATGCACGAAGATATTGAAACGCGGTTTGGATAAATACGAAGTCCAGACTGTCCCTTCGTGGATGTCGGAGAATGATTGATTGCATATATTTCTGCGTGGAAGGCCAGCCAGTAGGCAAGGGCAGGCCGCGCTTTGGTAATGGGCGTGCGTACACGCCTAAAAAGACTGTGGAATATGAGCGCCATGTGGCGCACCAATGTCAGATTATGATGGAGAAGTGGAAGCTAGACCCAGTGGGATTACCGATAAAACTTCATGTCCATGCTCGATTCGAGATTCCTAAATCATGGACTAACAAAAAGAAAGAATTAGCAGAAAAAGAATTGATCTATCCCAACAGACCCGACATAGACAACATTGTCAAAACCATAATGGATGGCATGAATGGCGTGTTATATGAAGATGACTGTCAGGTGTATGAGGTTTTGGGGACAAAGAAGTATTCGAAAACGCCGGGCGTGACAGTATTAGCAACGTGGAGTGAATAATGAGCAAAATAAATATAAACGAAGTATTAGAGGATGAATTCAGGATATGGCTAAAAGAAGCACTAGAATTAGTTAAGAGTGATGAATTAAGTAACGCCATTCTGCGCGACTTAGTGCGTGCTATACACAGGGAAGGACACACCAAAGATTCATATGCCGCACTTGGTGAATCATTATACTCTGTAGCGCATGGTGTGTGTGCTGAACACAATGAATACAAACAAAGACTATTCGAGGCGTTTAGCGAATAATGAGTACATGGCTGGTTATTATCGTTACATTTATCTATGCGTTTGTTGCGATAGATCAGATGAATAAAGGAAATCTAGGACTCGCCACAGTCTACTTCGGCTATACGATTGCAAATTTCGGGTTGGTTGTGGTGGTTGAATAATGCTGAGGCATGTTGATTTATGTTCTGGTATCGGTGGCTTTGCCCTAGGCTTTGAATGGGCTGGATTGTCTGAGCCAGTTATGTTTTGTGATACTGAGAAGTGGTGCAGACAAATACTAAAAAAACATTGGCCTGATGTGCCAATCACAGAAGATGTAAAGGAGTTAGCGAGTGACCCAGAAAGATATGTTCCAGACTGCGACATCCTCACAGCAGGCTACCCATGCCAGCCCTTTAGTGTTGCCGGGAAGCAAAGGGGCGAGAAAGATGACCGCCATATCTGGCCGTACATCCGCAAAATTGTTGCACACAAAAGACCCACTTGGTGCGTTTTCGAAAATGTTTATGGTCATGTCGCATTGGGACTCGACAAAGTGCTTGCTGACTTGGAAGCCGAAGGCTACTCCAGCAGGGCGTTTATTGTTCCAGCTTGTGGTGTCGATGCCCACCACAAAAGAGACAGACTTTGGATTGTGGCTTACTCCGAATACGATGGATCATCTCCCGATCAGGTCAGAGGAGGCCTTGAAGAAGCAATATCAGAAAAATCGACAAGGGAGAACAACACACGCAACACTGAGAGAGCAAGTAGCATATCCACCGCCAGAAAAGATGTGGCCGACACCAGCCGCGTGCGATTACAAGGGAGCGCCGAGGAACAGATACATGGGAAGTCCGACCTATCGAGGAAATCTAGACGAGGCCGTCAGGACATCGAAAGACGATGGCCAACTGAATCCAGCGTGGGTAGAGTGGCTGATGGGATACCCAGAAGGATGGACAGAATTAAAGGACTAGGAAATGCAATAGTCCCACAAATAGCACAACGAATAGGGAATACGATAAAAGAATATGAACGATCTACCAGCGCTTGATTTAGATTTTACAAAAAGTCCTACAGTATGGAAGTTCTTGAACAGCGATTCTTTTGTGCGAGGATTGATGGGGCCAGTAGGATCAGGAAAGTCCTATGGGTGTGCCGCAGAGATCATGTTGCGTGCGGTCAAACAAAAGCCTAGTCCTAGAGATGGTATCCGATATACGCGCTTTGTTGTGGTCAGAAACACTTATCCTGAGCTGAGAACAACCACAATCAAGACTTGGCAGGAGTTATTCCCGGAATCCACATGGGGTGGCATGAGATGGCAACCGCCTATCACGCACCACTTGAAGTTACCACCTAGGGGTGACGCGGCAGGAATTGACTGTGAAGTCATATTCCTTGCCTTAGACACGCCTCAATCCGTAAGAAAACTATTATCCTTAGAAATCACAGGTGCGTGGTGTAACGAGGCAAGAGAATTACCTAAAGCCGTTATTGATGGTTTAACGCATCGTGTTGGTCGTTATCCAACTAAAGCTGATGGCGGTGCTACATGGCATGGCATATGGATGGATACTAACCCACCAGACAGTGACCATTGGTGGCATAATGTATCAGAGAAAAAACCAATAACAGGTAAATATGGCTGGGACTTTTTCAGACAGCCCGGTGGTGTGTTAGCATGTAAAGAGGAAGATTTACCCGACAATCCTGAAGCTAATGGATTCATCTTCAGTGCTGGTAAGTGGTGGATGGTGAATCCAAGAGCTGAGAATGTGAACAATCTACCCGGTGGCTACTATGAACAGCTACTCGGTGGTAAAAACGCTGATTGGATCAGATGTTACGCGCAGGGTATGTTTACCTTTGTTCAAGAAGGTAGACCAGTATGGCCTGAATATGATGATGAAATGATGTCAGGCGAGCCAGAGTTTGATCCTATGTATCCCCTACAAATTGGAATTGACTTTGGTTTAACGCCAGCCGCTATCTTCGGTCAGCG